TGACCATTGTCTATTTGGGGAACTTGAAGTTCGTAACCCTGGACACTGTGGAATCATGCACTCAATTTCTTACTAATCTGTAAAGATGAAGGTGTTAGGGTTTCTTAGCACCTTTTTTCTTTTTGGAGTTTTTATGAGCAATTTAGAAGATGTAAATCTTATCAATAAGGAAAACTTGGCCAACTTCAAAGGAAACGTGGGAACACGTATTGCCTTTGCAACTGGTCGGTTTACCTCAGTTGGCGGAGACGTTAACGAAGCTATATCTGTCCCAGGACTTGAGGCCGGAGACATTGTAGTTGTAACCATCGACACTGTGGGAGCTACTCCTAGAACGATCGTGTCTGCTGTTGCTGCTGCTGATGTTATCAATGTTGTTTTAAGTGGAGATCCTAGTAACGATCACGTTTTGGGATATGTCTGCTTCAAGGCCGCATTGTAATCCGGGCCTTAAGGCCCTTTTTTTATTTTAGGGGGAAGTTATGGCCGTAGGTGATAATAAAACAGCAAAATTAACTAGTTTAAAAAATGAGTTAATGAAGACGTATATTGTCTACAATGGTGACAATGTTCCTTCACAAGTTTATGAGGCCCCAGTCGATACCGCAGATGGCGAGCCGTGCCTCCTAACAACATATACGTATGTTCCAGCAAGTACTCGGGTAGAAAAAAGTCGTGAGTCGGAATCTACCTGGCAAGCAGCATACGACATTTAGGGAGTAGTTATGGCCGTAGGTGATCACTTTAGACGCGCAAGAATATGGACAGGACTTCAACACCCTTACCGCCATGTTCTTTCAGAATTTTCATACTCCAACCCTGCGGTGCCGGGTGTTACTGATCCAGAAGCAGCATTTAACTATCTTTTTTCTGTCATATATCCTAACTATCAAGGAACTGTGGCAACACCAGGAGATTTACCTGGAGTAGCTTCCATAAATGATTATTACAGAGTAGATGACGATGGCGATGGAAAAGTTGCAGGATATGTCTATCAAAGAATTGATGGGGTAGAGCAATGGATAAAAAGATATGACATCGACTGGGCGGCGGACACTATTTTATCTGACACTATTGTTCGTACACAGTACCTTTATGTGTCTCGCTTCGGGGCTACAGACCGCGACGAAAATGGAGTTGACTTTGCTGGGGATCTTGCAGGTCAGCGTATCTATGGTGGGGATCAAGCTAATCAACATCTTATACTTTACGCCAACAGTGGAGACGCGGTTGGAAATACGGGATATGTTCAGTTTGGGGACGATGCTAGGCCTCTTGTCGATAACACTTTCGACCTTGGTACTGCTACTTATCGTTTTATTTCGGGATATTTTGCCACTTCTGTCATAGTAGGAACCACCGCATATGGAAGTGCTTCAATCACTGACACTTCTGGAACAATATCTTTCGGAGATGAAAACCTAACTACCACTGGAATTATTACAGGCAATCAATTCAATGTTTCCACATTTATGGAAATGACTGAAATTGCCACCCCTGCTAATGCGAGTGCAGGAACAAATCGACTATATTTTAAAGCTGATGGATTATTATATCGCCTAGATGAAGCAGGCGTTGAATCTTTAGTGGGTTTGTCGTTCACTAGTTCTAACGACAACAGAGTTGTAAGATCAGATGGGGCCACTGGAACTGCTATTCAAGAAAGCTTGGTAGTTTTAGACGATGCTGGGGCCATGAGCGGACTTACTCAACTAGATGTAGATGATATCAGGCTTGATGGCAGTACAATATCCACAACTCTCCTAAATGCAGACTTAAATTTAAGTCCTAACGGTTCTGGCTTAGTAGTAGTCCCAGGACTGGTAGATAACTCATTAACACAAAACAGAATTATTGATGTAAACGGCGCTGGCCGTCTTCAATCTACAAATATTGTAATTTCTGGTGCTGCACTATCCGCAATCACTCAACTTGATGTAGATAATCTAAGACTAGATGGAAATACCCTTAGCTCTACAGATGTTAACGGGAATATAGTTTTTGATCCAAATGGAACAGGTGTCATCGTCCTCGGTTCTACTGCAAGGCCTGACGCAGATGACACCCATGATCTAGGAACTGCTGCCTTACGGTTCCAAGATTTATATTTGAGCGGCACCATCAGTGATGGAACAAATGCAATCTCCACTGCCACTTTACTATCATTACGTGATGCTTTAACCGGTGTCGTTGATGGTGCTGCTCTTTTTTATGACAATGCAACTGGCAGATGGTTGCCATCCTTGCCCGATTCTGAAATTGATCACGGGACTTTAACCGGGATTTTAGATGACGATCATACCCAATACGCTTTACTAGCAGGAAGAGCTGGAGGCCAAACACTTATTGGGGGCACTGCTGCTAATAACGATTTAACTCTTGAATCAACCAGCAATGCAACTAAAGGGTTTGTTAAGTTTGCAAGTGATCTAGCTCCTTCAGTGGATGCGTCTTTTGCCGCTGGTTGGTCTGGAACAGATATCGGAGATGCTGCTTTCAACTTTAGGGATGTCTATACTAAAGGAGAGTTTTTTGGGTTTAGATTCCAAAATACAACCTTTGCGGGACTACCTGCTGCTTCAGCACAAAATACCGGTAGATCAGTCTATGCTACAGATACAGAATCTCTTTATGTAGATACCGGAGGAACTTGGAAACAAGTAGGTCGCGCAGTCTATAGAAACGATGAGGCCTTTGACGGTATCATCACATTACTAAATGTGGATGTGAGTGGTTCACTTCAAGATGCTAGAAACGCAATTTTTCAATTACTAGATAACAATAACGATTTTGAAAGAGTCCAAGCGCAGATTTTGGCCACTAGTGCGACTAACGTACGTATTGTGACTAACGTACCGCTGCCAGCGGGATCATATCGGCTAATAGGAATAGAGTAGGGGGCACATATGAAAGTTTACGGACAACTAGAGGTTGCACAGCTAGAGCTATTAGCTGCCGATCCAGCAGTAGGAGTAGTAGGGCGAATCTTTTTAAACACAACTACTGATGAAGTGGGTTTAGATAAAGATGGGGCCACAATTGTAAAACTAGTTGATAGGACTAGCACACAAACCATTCAATCAAAAACTTTAACCCAGTCAACCATAACAAATTCGGATGTAGATTTATCGACGGTAGCTGCTTCAGCAACTAACCGTATGGTGGTTTCAGCGGCAACTTTTGCTGCACTAGATGCTCTTCCAAAAAAACAAGGTGTTATTTACTACGCCACAGACGAAAACAAATATTACGGCTGTAACGGAACAGTACTTACAGAGCTAGGCTCAGGAAGTGGGGCCTTTAATTATTTACAAGATGAGGGCGGTGGAGAAGATATCTCTGGCTGGACGGCTTTTGCCAACAGTGTTGCGGGCGATACTCCTGATGACTTCGGAGGGGTTGTTAGTGGAAACTTCACTTTAACTCAAAACACTACTGCACCACTTAGAGGCACGGCAGATTTAGATTTTGCAAAGGCCGCTTCAAATGAACAAGGCCAGGGTTATTACGTCGATGTAACAATTCGCAATGGGGATTTGGCCTCAATTCAAAGATTGATAATGAACTATTACAGCTCTGCAAACTTTGCTACTGGCGATGTTCGAGTTGGAATGAGTTTTACTAACGATAACTGGGTTGCAGATTTCGTTCATGTACCTTTTACAAGCCCTGAAATTCCTGCTGCCACAATTGCCTCATATTTTAACGCTGAATTACAAACAGACGGAACTAGAACTCAAGCTAGATTTTGGATCATTGTAGCTAGTACAAGTGCTTCAGCATACTCTTTGAATATGGAATTAGAGCTAGGCCCTAGAGTAGTACAAAAAGGTGCGGTTGTTTACGAAAAAGATTTTACTCTTGTTTATGACGCTGCAACAACTGCACCCACTCCAAATTTAAACTTCTCTAAATACAGTTATCAAAGAGTTGGTCGGTACGCTCACGTTTACATTTACGGTGAGCAATCTTCTGCTGGAACATCCGGGTCAGGTACTTACTATTTAGATCTATCAGATATCGGGGTCATTGATGAAGACTTTCTCGAACCAGGTCAAGGAGCATCCAACGGTGTGCCTTATTTAGGAGAGGGTAAAGTCAACTCTGGTGGGATTTACGAAGCGACTGTCACTTATGATGACACTACGGGGTTTGCTGTCGTCAACTTAGACGATATCGCAGGAGGAACAACCGGGCTTTGGAGTTCAGCAAGAGCACCTTTTGGAAACGCAACAGTTCAATTTTCGTTTTACTTAAAAGTTCCAATTCTGGGTTGGAGCACAAATACAGTAATGTCGAGTGACTTTGGTTCAAGATTCGTAGCGGGCGACTACTACGATAATGGTGGGACAGCAATAACAGCGGGAGTGACCCCCGTAGACTTTTCAACAAAAAGATATGACACCTCTGGAATATTTAACGGCACTCGAATTACCGCTGATGAACCAATGTACTTAGACATCAAGGGTATGATCAGGACTAACGCGGTATATAATAACGACATTGATTTTTACAAAAACGGAACGCAGCTTAAAAGAGTTGGTGTGGACGTAGGACTTCAAAACACTCCGTTTGCAGGTGAAGTTTTTCTCGATACAAATGAGTATGTTGAAGTTAGATTAAACGGGTCTGCAACACTTCAATCAAACACTGTTGTTCATCACATCTCGTTTACAAAAAGATCAAGACCCGAAACTCTCCTGGGCGGAGATATGGTCAGGCTTGACGCTACTTCGGGGTCACTTGCAAACGTCAACGATGTAACTGTTACGACTATTGTTTGGGATAATGTAACTAGCAATACCCACGGCTGGTACAACTCTTCAACTGGAGAGTTCACTCTCGGAGAACGGCGAGTTTTAAGTATCGCGGCAAAAGTGAGATGGGGTGATACATCGAACATGGCGCGTACGTTTATAATGCTATATGTGAACGGGTCGGAAGTTTACAGGGGAACGGATGAAGCGACTATCGCATCGCTTTGGTTAAACTGTCACCGCCAATTTGAAAAAGGCGACGTTATAACTATCCGTGCGTATCAAGATCACACAGGTGGAAGCTCTAGGCCATTTAACACATTTGCACCGAATAATTATTTAACCATAACTTCAGTTGATTAGTATATGTCACGCTACCTAGAAAAGCACGTTGGGGGAGTCTTAACGACTCTCCTCGTTTCGTTTTTAGTCGGAACGATTGCCATGATTTACAACTCAGATAAGAACAACGAAGTGTTCAAAACGCAATTGATTTACATTTCAAAAAATGTTGATGAAATGAAAAGAAGAATTGAATTTATGCGCAAAGATATCGAGAAAGGAACAGTAGATCGTTGGACTAGACTGGATCATCAAGGATATGCGGGACAAGTTGACGAAAGATTTATGCGATTGCATGAAAGAATGAATCAATTAGAAAAGCGTTTAAACAATTATCACCAACAACAACACTTAAATAACTAGATGTTCTCCGACCCATACTCAGCGCACAGGTCGGAGTGTAAGAATATCAGGGTATTAAGCTTCAATTCTTGATACCCTTATAGACTACCTCCAGAAATTTTACAAACCTTATTTCATAGTCCCTAATTAAAAAGGGGTAAAAATGAAAAATTACGCAGTTAAACAGTTTTTAAAGTTTAAAAATCCACATGAAGATATTGACTTGGCCTATCTACACCCAAACTTGCTCATGGTTGTGGGCTATATAGGTGCTTTCTGCTTAGAGCACGGAATTGAACCAGTCTTCACTTCTGTAGTTAGATCCAAAGTTCAAAATGAAAAATATAACTCCCGAAGCATGACCCATGTTCAAGGGAGGGCCGTAGATATGTCATTAAATATATCACATGGATGGAATTACGAATTGACACAGAAGTTAGTAGACGATCTTAACACGTTGGTAAATTTAAAACCTACTGACGAACGGCCAAACCCCTTTTACAATGTTGGAGCTATCAGCTCTAAAGATTTAGTACAAAGAGTAATCGTTATCCATAAAAATTGGAACGCTCCGGAAAGTTCAGACCGAAACGATTTCACACACGCACACATACAAGTTAGACCCGACGAAGATTGGGCAGAATACTTAAAATAGGGGGATTTATGTTTAAAAAGTTATTCCGAAAAATAGTTGCAAGATTCAAAGCGTGGAGATACGGCAAAAAGAAAGTAAAGCCTTATACTCCTGCACCAGACGAGCCTTTACCACCTTTGCATCCAGTAGATTTTAAACCTGCTCCGGTGAAAGTTGTTGGGAAAAAGACAATTGTAGATGGAGAGTTATTGGACATTGAAATTCATTCGTTGGAGGGATTTACACAGGCAGAAAAGAAATTCTTTTTGGAAACTCTCCAATTATTTCTTTATGTAGCTGAGTCGCAAGAGTTCAAACACGCATTCCTTAATAAACAGTGGAAAGAGACAAGAGGGTATAGCAACTATGCACTCTATAATATGTGGATTGGAGGATATGACTCAGTAGAAAG